AAGACGGACAAGGCCTCCCGTATCGAGGCGAATCTGGAGCCTATCGACCGCAACGGGGCGTGGCTCTTCAACGAAGAGGAGGCCGACAACCCGCACATGAAGGAACTGCTGGACCAGTTCCGGCTCTTCGAGATGACCCTTCCCTATCCGGCCGACGGCCCGGACTGCGTGGAAGGCGCCGTCGCTGAGATCAACCGCCGGACAGCTCTTGACGGGAACACCGTGGAGACCATATCCAGGGACGACCTCATCGACAGTTCCAACCGGATGTGACAACCATTTAAACGCCTATTAAACACCGTTTCAATATGAGCCAATTTATCACGCTGGAAGACTATGATGCCAGCATCCACCGGGAGATACTGGACGCGCTCCTGAGGCACGACAGTCCCACCGAAGACTCCGCCATCATCGAGATCTGCGAAGACCGCGCCATCGAGGAGATGCGCTCCTACATGGACAAATTCTATGATTGCGACGCTATCTTCGGAGCCGAAGGCAGCAAGCGCAATCAGCTGGTGCTGATGATGGCGCTCGACATCGCCATCTATCACATCTTCTGCCAGCACAACCCCTATAAGATGTCTGAAGTCCGGAAGGACCGTTACAACCGAGCCATCGAATGGCTGAAGGCTGTCGCCGCCGGGAAGATCACTATCGCTGGGGCGCCCCGGCTGCCGGAAGAGGAACTGGCGCAGAATTCCCCCTGGCAGATATCTTCGGAAGAACTGCGCCCCACCCACCTTTAACGCAAACTACCCACCATGGAAGAGACCAGAAAACGCGGCCGGCCCGCCGCAAAAAAGATCATCACTTCGGCCGGAGCAAGCGATATCATGCCCGGGCAGCAGAACCCGACAATCATCCTGCAGAGCCCGGAGCTGTTCCACTTCAATATCAGGCGGTATATGGCGTCTATCGAGAGCGCCAGCGCCATAGATTTCTACAACCGGACGGAACTTTACGATATCTATCACTCCATCATCACCACCGATGGCCACCTCTCCGGCATCATCGACAAACGACTGAGCGCCGTCGCCCGTGAGCGCTTCGAGTTCCAGCGGGACGGCAAGCCGGTGGATGAGGTGAACGACCAGATCAAGAGCCCCTGGTTCCGCTCTTTCATCAAGGACGCCGTTGGTTCCAAGCTCTGGGGCTTCACCCTCTGCCAGTTCCGCCGGGATGAGCGGGGATGGATCACCTACGACCTCATCGACCGCAAGCACTATGACCCGGTCAAGAGGGAGGTGCTTCTGTACGAGACCGATGTGAAGGGCATCCCCCTGGACGCCTTCGCCAACTGCCTGGTCATCTGCGATAATCCCAGGGGCCTTGGCAAGCTGGCCACGTGCGCACCGTATGCACTCTACAAGCGCGGAAACCTGGGAGACTGGGCGCAGTTCTGCCAGATCTTCGGCATGCCCATCCGGGAGTACACATACACGGCCGGAGACGAAGAGGCACGGAAGCGCCTGTTGGAGGATGCCCGGAAACAGGGCGTAAATGCCGTGTATATCCACCCGGAAGGCTCCGGCATGCAGTTACATGAAGCACAGGGCAAAAGCGGCACAAACGACCTCTATGAGCGCTTTGCGGCCAACTGTAATGACGAGATGTCCATAGCTATCCTGGGCAATACTCTCACTACGAAGTCCAGCGAGAACGGCACGCAGGCCCTGGGAACCGTCCAGGCAAAGGAGCAACTGAAGATCACCGACGATGACGTGCAGTTCATCCTGGACCTGCTCAACTACGACATGACGGAGATATTCTCCGCCCTGGGCGTGAACACCGAAGGCGGAGAGTTTGTCCGGGTGGAGCAGAAGTACCAGGACAAACAGGTCCAGATCAACGTGGTATCCAAACTCAAGGAGATGGGCCTGCCGATGTCCGACGACTACCTGTATAAGACGTTCGATGTCGAGAAGCCGGATGACTACGACGCACTGAAGGCGCAGCAGGAGGCCGAGGCCCAGGAGAAGGCCGAGCGGGCCCGGCAGCTGGCCGAGCAGCTGAACCAACGGCCCACCAATGAAGAGAGTGCCAGGTTCTTTGACCGGTTCAAGCGTTTTTTCGGCCTAGCCCCGCAGGACGGGGCGTCCAAAGACGAACCTTTGCCATTCTTTTAGACGGGCAATACAGGTGCAGCTGCCCTATATGCAGCGGGACTTGGTCCCAACTTGGTCCCAACTTGGTCCCGACAGGCTTCCGAAACGAGTCTGCCACTCTGGCCGTAACCTTCAGCCCCAAAGCCCTGGCGGACGGTCTGCGGTCCATCTATAACAAGGACATAAACGTCACCACCGAGATAGAGCGGAGCATCTTTGAGGAGACGCTGCGCCTCTTCAACCTGGCGACTGCAAAAGGCCTGGCGGAGAGCGTAGACCCGGAGGTGATCACCGACCGCTTCCTGTATGAACTGCGCACCAATAATGCCGTTTTTTCTGCCTTCCGCACCCATCGGATGCAGAATGACATCGCTGCTCAGCTTATCGACAGGGAGACCGGCCGGCTCAAGAGCTTCGACCGCTGGAAGCTGGACATCAAGGGTATGACGGACCACTACTGCATCCAATGGCTCCAGACGGAGTATGACACAGCCGTCATACGCGCTCATCAGGCGGCAGACTGGAAGCACTTTGTGGAAGAGGCTGATGTATTTCCCAATATCCGCTGGATGCCTACTACGTCCGTCACTCCGGATCCGCTCCATCAGCACTACTGGGAAAAGAAGCTCACGCTTCCGGTTAACCATCCCTTCTGGGATGAACATCACCCCGGCGACCGCTGGAACTGCAAATGCAGTCTGCAGCAGACCGATGACCCCGTCAACGCCTCTGCCCTGGACGGTTACACACCGCCGCTGCCGATGCCCGGCCTGGATAACAATCCGGCCAAAGACGGCAAGCTGTTCAGCGACACTCATCCCTATATTACTGAGGCCTATCCTGGCGCCCAGCAGGCAGTGGATACCTTCCTCAAGAAACACAGCCCCTCCAGTATGAAACGCACTGAAGCTGAAAAGGCCGAGATTATGCGCAGGTGGGAAGAGAGAAAAAGCATCAGAGAAAATGAGAAAATGATTTCAGATACGCTTGGGATTCCGGTACCATCTACGCCGATGTCTTTTGAACAGGCAAACGAACACCGAAGCAATCCTAACTATTCTGAGGGAACATTTAACCAGTATTCAAGGAACTGCCAAAGCTGTGTCGTAAGTCACGAGCTCCGTATGCGAGGCTGGGATGTTGAAGCTATAGGCAATAATGGCAGGGCCGATTCACTTCCAAGAAGGCTCTCACGTATGGTAAACCATGCTTGGATTGACAGAAGCACCAATGCTGCGCCATTGAGAATTCCCGTTGAAGGATTTGAAGACCTTGTAAAAAAAGCTAAAGCCCCAGGTCGGTATCATGTAAGATGGGGATGGACTGGTGAATTATCCGGTCACATAATTACATTTGAGAGAACCGAGAACGGCTCATTCTTTTATGATCCGCAAGACGGTACTAAATATACACTGGAAGAAATCAACAATCTGTGGGGTGGACATACACGCAGTATGCAATACTACAGGGTAGACACATTAAATGTAAACCCGGAATTTGTAAAAGTTGTGATGAAAACAAAAAAGAGAAGAAAGGCTAAAACCGAGTAGCCATGATCTGCTTTGCCTCATTAACGGTTGCCCAGCGAACTTCCTTATTAGATGCGAGAATAAATTGAGGAAGGCCTACATCACAGTCCTCTTTGGTGCCGGCATTAAAAAGCTCATAGCCATTCCAACTGCCACGGCTTTCAACTAAGTCAAATCCGGCAGATATTGCAAGCTTTTTTATTTCCTTATTTATATCCATTAGCCGCAAATATATATAAAATAGTAAAGAAATAAAAGGATTTATTGATTTTTTTAACAATATGCCCGCTCCGGATATAGAACAAATGGTCATGCAAAACCTGGAAGACCTGAAGAAGCTTTACCTGCGCTCGCTGCCGGTGAAGGTCGGCCGGGCCGTACAGGCATCCGTCCGGGAGAACTTCCGGCAGGGCCGGTTCTACAATGGCGAGCGCTGGCAGACACCGCTGCGCACCTCCCTGGGCTTCAGGGGTGCTTCCGGCCAGTATGGCCCCCTTCTCTCCGGAAGCAACCACCTGATGATGAATACCGACTACGAGCCGCTTCCCGGAAAGGTGATCATCCGCAACAATGAAGTCTACGCGGCTACCCACAATGAAGGCGACGAAATAGGCGTCACCCAGCGGATGCGCCGTTTTTTCTGGGCAAAACACTACGAGCACAAGGAGCGGATGGGCGTCAATGCTCCGGAGACGGAGTTCTGGAAGCGCATGGCGCTCAAGAAACCCGGCAGCCGGATAAAGATACCCCGCCGGCACTTCCTGGACCCCAGCAAGGAGGTGGATGCCATCGTACAGGATGTCGTCAACAAAGAACTGCAGATCTTTATAAACACTCACTCAAATGGAAAAGTTACTGGAAAGTCTCATTAACCTGTTTGGGCAGCAGATGCCCGAACTCTCCACCATCGACGAAGACTACGGCCAACTGGAGATGATCAACCAGGAGAACCGTGACACCTATCCGCTGACCTTCCCGGCCCTTCTCATCGACGCGGCCGATGTCTCATGGAGCAACATCGCCGGCCTTTCGCAGAAGGGAGAGGCCACCGTCCGTGCACGGCTCATCATCGACTGCTACGACGACACCCACTACGGCTCCACCACCACGGACAGGATATCCGAGAGAGCTGCCATGCGTGCCAAGGTGCACAAGCTGCTGCAGGGATATCGGGTAGATGACGAAGCACAGCTCATCCGGACCAATTCCCGCTTCTACACCTGGGACCACGGCATCAAGGTCTATGAGCAGACCTACACCGGCACAGTCACGGAGCTGATAGAGCCGGAGACCACCCCGGCGGCGGCCACGCCGAAGCTGACAGTACGGCTTCTGCATTAGATACAACAAACCCCGGCAGGATCCTGTCGGGGTTTTAATTTGGCTCTGTGGCAAGAATCAATAACAGACGGGTATGAAAGATTAGGATTATGATAGTGCTTGCCAGTATATCTCACGACGTACTTTTCAGAGCCCTTCTGGTAGTCGGTCCGGCATGAAGGAGAGCATGTCCGCCGTGATGGCGGGTGCTTTCCTGGGGCGCTTGAGCCCGGCATTGCGCAGGAGCTCGGCCTTCCCGATACGTTCCATCTTACGGAGGATGTTCAGGATGGTCGCCTCACTCAGGAAGAATTCCTCTTCGGACAGCTGACGGATAGCATCGTCAGAGCGCATGCGCTGCACCTCCGTCCAGTAGTAATACCGGGCGCAGATTTTCCTGTTCCGCTTGTCTATGAGCCGACTGTTGCGCTTGTGCTTCATCCTGAACACCTCCTGTTAATCTAGGATTCCGTCATACCGAGGGGAAGCGCTTCCCAGTCTTTGATCACCTGGGACTCGGGGTCGATAGTGCGCACCTCGCAGCGGATGTACGTGCGGCTGACAGCAGGACGGTATGCCGCCTCGATGATCCGGACGCCTTCGATGAATGTGGGATCACACGACTCATCGGCCAACTTGTGCAGGCGCACCACGCGGGACGCTTTCAGGGCGCCATTGGCCGACCGGGCCAGCAGGCTCATCACCATCTTCACCAGCTGCTGCGACCGCTCATCCTGGGCAAGGCTCTCGATATAGCCCTTCACCTTGGCGATGCCCTCTTCCACCGTGTCGTCATAAGCGTCGGTCTCATAGACTCCGACGGTCACGCGCATGGTGCCCTCCTTGTTGGTGAAAGTGTGGGATTTCGGCATGTCCTTGCCGTCAATCTGCAGCAATTCGGCCTTCAGTTTCTGAAGGGCCGCGAATTCCTCCAGGACCTCCTCCTTCTTCTTCCGGATGTTCTCCGACAGCGGAGTCAGTTTCTTGATGGTCTTTTTGATGAAGGCCTCGGCCATCTCGGAATAGCCGTTACGAAGCGCCTCTACACGGGCCTCCGCTTCTTTCTTCGCCTGCTCGGCCCTGAAGGCCTGGAAAGCGGCGAATTCTTCGGCGGTCATCTCCACCGCCTGGGTCTTGGTGTTATCCATTGTTATCCTGTTTTAAGAGTTTGTTTCTGATGGTTTTTCTCCGAAGCATCGCCCGGACTTTTCGCATGGCATTTTCCTGGTTGATCGCCTGGATATAAAGGCAAAACTGCCCGGCTTCCACTTTGTTGTTTTTGTCCAGCCGGCCGTCGATGGTCAACTGCAGTTCTTTCTTCATCGGCGCCTGTCGGAGTTCTCCGGTAGTCAGGTCGTACTCCCACAAAATCAGTCCTGGAATGCGCCTTTCTGAGCCAATGAACCGGTATTCTTTCCGTTGCTCATCTACCAGCTCCTGGGCTGCAGTGCGCGACAGCTCCGGTACAATCTGATTCATTTGAACGGTGTTTAAAGGGTTATCACGGCCGGCTTGACGGCTGTAAGGTAGTAGCCTCTCCGGCGCAGTTCGCCGGCCAGAACATCATCCGGGATGACGGACAGGACCATCCGCACATCGACGGGAGAGAGCTGCCCCGCAGGCTGTGCCACAATCTGCTCCGCCACTGGCTGGTCGTCACTATCCTGGGCATCCTTCCTTGAGCGACGCCGGAGACCGGCGCGGCGGCGCTTGGGCTCCACGGAGGGCGCATTCAGCACCTCCTGGGCGCTCATCACTGTGACCTCCGTCTCTTCCAGGAGACGAGACAGCTCAACGGCCGGGGCGTCTCCACCCTCGGGGACCGCCTGGCAATGGCTGTTGATGAAATACTTCCTGCCCTCCGTATCCTTGACATAGGAGTGCACGCGGATGGTGTTTCCATCCTTGTCCTTGAACGTCGTATCGACGCCTGATGCTAATTTCTGATTATCCATGTGACTGTTGTTTAGTGTGTTGAATTCTCAATGATTTCACGTATCTTTTCGCAGAGCCTGTCTGCAAGTTCCAGATGGTCCGCGAGGCCCTTCGGACCGAAAGCGTATATAATCTTCTCTGTGAGCCTGGTGGAAGGCTGTAGGGCAATCCCGACAATCTTCAGCTCCTCCTCCGTCAATTCGATTTCAAATATCCTTTCATTTTCCATGGTAATAGTCAATAAAAACCTTCAATGTACTCAATAGCATTCGGAAGCGGTTTATCCGATCCTTGTAGTCTCTGAACTTTGACAAGTTCGCCTCCATAAATGTGACGGTGTCTGACACGCGGGGCAGAAGCATCTTCACGTCTTCCGCATTCAGGGCGACGACAAACTCTCCAGACACCCGGCTTTCTTCAATATGCGCCATTTTCAGCCACTCTTTTGGTTATGATGCAATAGTGGGCCGCTTGATCCAGGAAAGTGACTCCAGCGCCTTGGGATGGGGTTCCTCGGCCTTTTCTTCCATCGCCTTCAGCCCTCCCTTGCGGTCGATGGATTCCAGCTTGCGCACTAGCTGCTGCAGCTCCGGCACTTTCAGTTCATAGAAGGGCTTCCCGGCAATCTTCCGGGAAGACACGAAGGCGTTGATGCCGTCCCAGTTGTCGATGGTGTTGATGCCCAGGCGGCCGATACGCAGCAGGGCCGATGAGCGCCACCGCCTAAGCTCTGCCCTGGCCGGGGCCGATGCCTCTTCCAGGGCGCCGATCATCTGCATGTACTCCGCCCCGGTCATCTCCGTGAGATGCGTCGTGCGGCCGTCCGTGAACTGCAGGACCAGCTCATCCTTGTCTACCTGAGGATGCTCCTTGAGCAGGGAGTAGAATTGTCTGTAGTTGCGTTTCATAACCGGTCGATTTTTTCTATCATTTCCATTTCTCTATAATTATCAATACCACGGGGGAATAGTGCTTTGAATGCTCCGTCCGGGGTGTCGTAGACCTCTCCGTCCCGCGTCGAGTAGCGTTCTACCAGCCCTTCCTTTTCGATGATTTCATGGGCTGTCTTGCGGTCAATAAGCCTTGACCTCATAGACAATTTCCCGCTGCGGGATCTATTGGCGACGGTCTCCGTCCATTCGAAACAGAACGTGCCGGAGATCCGCTCCTTTGTCCTTGAACGTATTACGATTGTAGCCATATCACTGCTCCTTTTTGCGTCCCTCCCAGTAGCGCTGGGCGCCCTCCTCCCATGTCACATACTCCTTGGTCGGTCCAATGAATCGACCCTTAGAGAACACCGTATGCCCTTCCACCCACAACTTCAGATCCGCCTCGTACATCATATTCTGCGCGGCACGTCCCAGGGGACGCTTTCCGTCGGCCTGGGAGACCAGCACCAGCAGCTTGTTACGGAAGTGGCCCTGCAGCTCCTTGAAGGCCCGGGAACCGATGCCCATGGCCTGCACCGAGTCGATGATCACGAACTCCGGGCTCCGGGCCTTGTCAAGGCGCTCTGTCAGGCTATCGACCGTCTCATTGTCCACAACCTGGAAGGCCTTTCCGCACTCCTGCATGTGGAACCGGCGAAGGGTGTTCTGGAAGCTCAAGCCAAACCCTTCCTCCTTTGACACGTAGAGCACCTTCCCGCAGGCGGCCAGCATCTTGGCGAAAGCCATCACGGCCGAACTCTTGCCGTTCCCGCTGTTGCCCCAGATGAAGACGATGCCGTGACGGGCGCTCTCATCACCCAG